CCCAGCCTAGACTTGGACGCAAGTAACAACTCAGACAATCCGATTGAAATCCGAGAGGATGGCGTTTTGATCTACTCCACGAATTCCAATTCAGGTCAGTGGTATGACGCGAGCGGCAACTCAGGCGTTGCTCCAACAGCTAGCACAATAAAACTCAACCGAGCCACCACTGGAGGTGTTTTGTCAATTAGTGGTGTATCCACCAGAGGGACCACCCTGGCTGGATTCTTTAGTTATGTAGCAACTCAGCTTGGGCTGAACCTGGACAATGCACTGCAATGATTAACTCAGGAACCTTCTATACCACTGACACAACCGTTGCGGCTCGGACAATTGTTGAATCACCAGCAGAAATCAGAGAAGGTGTGACTGTAGAAATCACAACATCCGGTGAATTGATTATCCGCTCGGTGACCGTGGCAACGGTAAATTCTGATATTGAAATTTACAGCCCATAAATGGCAATTGCGTCTTCTAGAAATGAGCCACTGCTTGATTTTGCAGCTGATGTTGCCAAAAGCGCAAACATGCTTTTGCAGATTAACGGAACGGATCTGCGACTGATTAATCGAATACAAACAGGCTCTTCTGTTGAAACGGTCAGAAGTCCAGAATTATTGGCGCTACAAGTTCAGCCAGCGTTTCCAATCAAAGAGATAACAAGCGAGTACGAATTCAATACGCCTTATCCTGAAAGCGTAACGTTAGGCCAGGAAAACAAAGTTGTTCGAGTGGATAATCTAACGTACGGAGAAAGCCAAAAGTACGATGCACTTAGCACCAGCGAAGAAAAAGTCCTTCAGTTTTTGAGAGCAATCTTAATTAGTGAAGGTTCACCAATCTCAACTGCCAGAGTTTTCGGAATCAAGAATGATTGGCTTCTAGGCTACCGAGTAACCTGCATTGACGAGCGACAAAGTTTGAAATCTATTATCACAATCACTTCAGTGATTTATTCATTTGATTCAGAAGAAACCACAATCAGCGGACCTTCTGAACTCGATTTCGTAAGAAAAGAATGAAGTTCATTTTTACTAACGCAATCACAAATGTAGCAAGTTCAGCCGGAAGCCTTTCTGCTGATTATGCGGTTTCAAAAACTGAAAACAATTTCCCTAAGCAGCCATACATTGCCAATGCCACAAGTGCAACCGTCACGGTGACTTGTGCTGGCGCAAGTGCAATCTTCGTTTCTTATCTCGCGGAATCGTTGACGATGACGTTTAAAGATTCAGGAGGTTCAACTCTGGGAACCGAAAGCTTTTCGAATAGCTACACACTTTCAGAGGCATATCTGCTGAACGACAGAACCCACTGGAACGAATCGGCTTTTGCAACGTGTCCAGCTTCAACCAATACCGTTGAACTTGCTTTCAGCAATACGACAGACGTCAAAAGCACAATCAACGGATGGGTCACAGGATCTTCAGGCCAGTTGGGGAGATTACAAGCGAGCAGTTCAAATATTTACCATGCGGATTATCCACAAATCAAACTTGGGACGTTTGTGAATTCGGCACAAATCAACCGCATTACTGGTGATGGAACAGGAAGCACAGATTTGCAATTGACAACAGGAGGCAATACGAGCTTTACCGTCACTTCCATGACTTTGCCTGTTGTAGTCAACACCATCCGAGCTGGTGCAGTGCTGGATACCTACAATCCAAGTGTGGGCATGACCGAAGGTAACGATTCAACCGGAATCCAGCAAGAAAGAGATTCAGGCTTGGTCTTTCGCCTGGGCGAGATTCGCAGAAGGTTTGCTGGAAGTGTTCAAGTGCTGGAAGCAGACAGACCAACCGCAACCAAGGTGTTTCGAGGCTTACGAATGCAACCAGTAGCCGCTGAGATTCTCAGCTACCAAACCAGCAGTTCCGTCTTTGGCTCTTTTCTGCAACCTCCTACACTTGCGTACTCTCAACAAGGCTCACAAATTTATGACTACAACTTTGAATTCGTCGAGTTGATATGAGCATTTTAAAAGTCAATGAAGTCCAAGTCTTCAATGGCAACACTATTACGCTGACAGCAACCACAACCGCAGCTTCTGGAGCCGTAACGGTAGGCGGAAACTTGACGGTTTCCGGTGCAATTTCGAGCAGTGACGCAAGCACAACGAGGACAAATCTTGGACTTGGCACAATCGCAACGCAAGCGGCTGATTCGGTAAATATTGACGGAGGTGCAATCGACGCGGTCACGATTGGGACAAACTCAGCCGTCACTGATTTGCGTGTGGATAATTTGAAGCTGGACGCAAACACGATCAGCAGCACAAACACCGATGGCAACATCACCATTGACCCGAACGGGGCAGGCAATGTTGTTGTTGGAAACTTCACTTTTGATGCAGATCAAACCGTAGGCGCAGGACAAGACAATTATGTTTTAACTTATGATGACGCTACTGGACTGATCAGCTTGGAAGCTTCTTCTGGAGGTGGCGGAATCACAACAGGGAAGGCAATCGCTATGGCAATCGTATTCGGATAATTTATGGCAGCACCAAATATCGTTTCAGTTGGTACGATCACAGGAAAAACAGCAGTCCAGGCAATCGGGACAAGTGCCACGGCAATCGTGACCAATTCAGCATCATCGGGCAAGGTTTTCAAGGTCAACACACTGCTCATCGCAAATGTCGATGGCTCTGCGGCTGCGTCAGTCACCGTTGATCTCTACCGATCATCTACGGCTTATCATTTAGTAAAAACCGTACAAGTTTTTGCCGATTCAACCTTGGATGTGCTCAATAAAAGCATTTACTTGGAAGAAGGCGACTCACTACGTCTCACAGCTAGTGCAGCTAGCGACCTGGAAGGAATCTGTTCTTATGAGGAGATCAGCGAATGAGTTTAGCTAGAAATATTGGAAACTTACCAAACGGGGATGATGCTCCAGTTTATGCTTGTAGGGCTTGGGTAAATTTTAGAGGAACTAGTCAATCTGGTACATTGAACACCTCTGGCCCTGTTACTGGTTTGTATACTGCCACGGTTACTGGAGCAACCACTTTTACGATTGAATACAGCAGCACCACTTATACGGTAACTACATCTGGTAATCACGAAGTTGGGGATGGTGAAGGTGTGGATTTAACGATCAGTGGAACGAGTGTAACGGTTGATACTCAGATTCGTGAAAGCGGGAATGTATCTGCAGTGGTTGACAACGGAACAGGTGAGTATACCGTGAATTTTGAGATTCCGATGCCTGATGCGAATTATGTTCTCACATCTTCATCGAATGATTCCAACTCTGACCGAGGATTTCATGTAATTACAATTGATTACGATGAAAGCGGTGTAGGAACCGCACCTAGCACTACATCTGTAAAAATCATAAATAGAGTAGCATCATCGCAAACATTCAGTTCAACTCCATTGGATTGTCTTAATGCGATGGTTGCCATCTTCCGCTAACTCAAAGGATTCAAATGAAACTAGCAATTTTCCCCAATGAAGAAACGATATCTGTTTTAGTACCTGCTCCAAACTGTGGGCTTACGCTAGAGCAGATCTGTGCTAAAGATGTCCCAACCGGAGTCAAGTACAAAATTATTGACAGTTCAGAACTCCCAGCAGACCGAGAATTTCGGAATGCGTGGGACTATGATTTCACTAACAGTTACGATGGAGTAGGAGTGTGATTACGATCAATCTTACAAGAGCCAAAGAGATTAAAAAAGAATCTTTACGACAGGAACGCAAACCTCTGTTAGAAGCGCAAGACGTTGCGTACATGCGAGCCCAGGAAGCTGGTGAAGATACGACTGCCATTGTTGCCGAGAAGCAAAGACTCCGAGATATCACGAACCTGGTAGATCCTTGTACCACTGTTGACGAACTCAAAGCCGTGAGCATCTAATGTCCTACATTGGAAACGTCCCCACTCCCGCAGCATCGGAGACCCGACAGGAATTCACTGCTACTGCATCGCAGACCACGTTCAACACCAGTGGGTACGTCATCGGAAATTTTATTTCCGTTTATTTGAATGGGGTCCGTCTTAGTGCAGGGACCGATTTTACTGCAACGAACGGATACGATGTCGTGTTGACCACAGGAGCAGCAGCAGGGGATTTACTAGCAGTAGAAATGCGGAATACTTTGGCAGACATTGGAGCAGGATTCGCCAGCACTAGCGAGGTCACTGGGACCAATACAACCGGAAGCATTACCACAGGCACAAACTCTCTGACGGTTGCTTCTGGAACAGGCATCAACGTAGGTGATTATGTGGTCGGTGAGGGCATTGCTCCAGGCACTACAGTTTCTGCAATCTCTGGTACATCGGTGACCCTCTCAGGGACGGTAGGCGCAACACTGAGCAGTGACCCTGTTTCGTTTTACACTGCCAACAAAGCACTTAGTCCAGGTCTCGTAGCAGGTCAGCTATGCCGTGCGTGGGTGAATTTTAATGGAACGGGAACAGTCGCAATCCGTGCTGCTTACAATGTATCGAGCATCACTGACAACGGAACAGGTGACTATACCGTGAATTTTGAGATTCCGATGCCTGATGCGAATTATTCAGTATCTGGCGCTTATGAGCCTGATGCAATTATCTTTTCAGGAAATCCGGCGGCTAAAGTAATGAATATACATACTTTTACCACATCTAGTTTTAAGGTTGCTACTGGCTATCAAGCGGGCTCATCTGGGGCTGGAAGACTTGATTATCCACAATTAAATTTTTCTATCTTCCGCTAACCCAAACTAGGCCGAGCCATGCCAGCAGAAGCCACCGGAATAATTGACGTTGTCCAAGAACTTGGAACTTCAGCTTCTGCGTTAGTTTTCTTTGCTTGGCTAATCATTTTTATTCTCAAGCAGCACGATAAAGAAAAGCAGCAATTGCGAGGAGATGCCGAAAAGAAAGATTCCATGATGATGGAAGAACGAAAACTTTATTTAGCGGCTGACGCGAAAAATGATGAAGAGTTACGACAATATATGAAGACGTCAAACTCTGAATTAATGAGTATTATGTCAGCAACAAATGTTGCGATAAAGGACATGACGATTGCCGTCAACAATCTTGGTGACGTTATCAATAGAGAACTGAGGAGATGAAACATCTTCTCACAGGCTTGGCTTTGCTGTGGTCAACATCAGCTTACGCTTTGCCTGTCGAATATAAGACTTTACACCTTGTTTCATGGGCTTACCAATGCTCACTTCGTTTGGCTCCCACCTATCAAATGCAAGGCATGACTTCAAACTTAGCCATGCAATCCGCCATTCAGTTGTGTTCTTGCGTCATTGACCATTACCGCGAGAATCACAGATATGTAGACCTTCAGTTAATGCCTTTGCCTCAACGAGAAGCGTTTGGCGAAATGTACAGTCAAGAATGTGTGGATTACCCAGAAAAGGAGACTTGATGGAATTCATTGACCATTCAGAACACTTCTCGAGAGACGAGCTGAAGTGCAAATTCACAGGTGAATGCTCTATGTCGAGTTCTTTTCTTACAAAGCTGGAAACCTTGCGTCAGCACTACGGCAAACCTATTAGGTTGACTTCAGCCTTTCGCTCGTCAGAGCATCCGGTTGAAAAGGCTAAATGGAAAGACGGAAAACCCAAAAGTACGGGTTATCATGTGCTAGGTCGAGCAGTCGACATAGCCTGCTGGAATGCTGATGGGGCAAGGCTGTTAGAAATCGGAATTCAGATGGGCTTGTTCGGTGGCTATGGCTTCAGTTTCACAGGCAGTCAAAGATTTCTGCATGTAGACGATAGAGAAGACGGTTTAATGATCTGGAGTTACTAATGGAAGGATTTTTAGAGATTTTCAACCAGGCGGTTGATTCTGGCGGATTAGAATTAGTTTTAGCGGCAACAGGTATGGGTGCTGCTGTTCCAGGCGTTTTATTGTATAAAAAAATCAGAAAAGCAAAAAAACTGAAGGAGCAACTGCTGGGCTAGTGGCGGTTTTCAAATATTGCCACTTAACGGAGGTGTCACGAAATGGCTGGAAGTGGCTCCCCAAGCTGGACTCGAACCAGCGACCCAATGATTAACAGTCACCTTAGTTCTTTCGGCTATAGGCTAGATGAATACTGGGCTTGCGGCTTTCGGTTTTTTTCTTTGAAACAGTGTTTTGTGGCGAGTTTCCTAGTTTATTGACGAGATCGAC